ATGCTTAAATTAAGCAGCCTTAATATTGTTCCCATGGAACGACACGAACGAATTGCAAGGGCTATTGCCCTGAGCGGAAAAAAGAAAGGCCAGATTGCCAGCGAGTGCGGCGTAGCAAACTCGGCCGTCACGCAATGGATATCAGGCGAAAGCAAAAGCCTGAAACCTGAGAACCTCTATGCGCTTGCAGCTGCCACCGGGTTCAATCCGGAATGGCTTGCCATAGGCAAGGGGCCCGAAAAGGCGCTGGCCGACCAACAGCCATTACCCAGTGAAGAGGATTACGCATTGATCCCTCAATACACCGCAAAGGGAGCATCCGGTGACGGGTACTTGAATGACCATGTCGAGGTTAAGGGTGGCCTGGCATTCAAGCGTGATTGGCTGCAAAGGATGGCGCTCCGGGAAGAAAACCTGCAGGCGATGTACAATCTTGGCGACAGCAACTGGCCTACACTAAGCGATGGCGAAGTGCTGCTGGTGGACGTATCGAAGCGCGAGCCGAGCAATGGGAATATGTATGCAATGTACGATCCCGACAGCGCGGTCATCATCAAGCGCCTGATCCGGGATGTGACAGGGGGCTGGCTGATCCGGTCCGACAACCAAGACAAGTCGCGCTACCCGGACCAGCCGGTGAGTGATGATGGTATGCGCGGCGTCGAGATTATTGGCCGCGTTGTCTGGAGAGGGGGCGGCATATGACGCAGAATTCAAAAATCCAACTGATCGTGGCGGCAGGGTTTGCCGCTGTCGTGGTGACCTTGATCGGCTGCACCTACGTGCTTGACCGGAGTCTTACGAAGATCCTCCGTAATTCTGGCAATGACGATGTTGTTTCTGCCATAGAGAGCGAGGGAAGCAAAATCCGAGACGCTATCAAGGGCGTCAAGCCGGCCGAGCCTGACTTTGTGCAGCCTTGGATAATTCCAAAAAGTTGACCCAGCCACACCTTCAATAGAAGCCCGCCAAGCGCGGGCTTTTTCATGCCTGCACTCAAAATAAATTCAGCTTACTGAAATAAATCAGTTCAGCATGCTTGACTTCCGGATTTCAGCTTGCTTAAATCTATTTCAGCAACAAGGCAGCGATGAACCGGCCTTAACGGTTCAGAGGGTTGGCAACTGACCCGGGTGTGCAGCGTAAAGCACCAGAAGCAGTTATCCGGCGGACAGGGTTCGCGGTCGGAGTTAAGGAAACACCCACAGATTTCCTCGATGACCTTGGCGACAGGGTCATCCGGAAAATCAACGGAGCATAAAACGATGAGCAATCAATTCGATGTGAAGGTGAAGTCGAGCCACGAAGCCTACGTCGTAACTTGCAAAGACGCAGGCGAACGCAACTCCGTAATCACAGAGTGCGTTCGGGATGGTCATGAGCACCAGCTTGCGACCGAGGCCGACCAATCGCTCCAGCGTGTTGATTATTTGGACTGGAATCCAGCATGAGCAGATCGCCGGCAGTAGCCATCAACAGTCGCTGGGTTGGCAGCAAGGGGCGTGTGGTCGTGGTGCTTGAGCGAAAGCCCTTCGGCATCCTTGAGTACCAGATCGAGGGTCGAGCGATCTTCGGTAGCAGCAAGCAGGCTGACTTCTTACGCAATTTTAAGCCTGCATGACGTTGCGTCTACCTCTACGAGGCCGCATCGGAGTGTGCAATTGCAGGATGCAACCTTGGAGGCAGCGGCATTGACTATGCGGGTTGCTCCGCTGAATAGATGCCGGCGATCAACTGATCACTGTTTCGAGAAATCCCCCTGAGGTGGCGGTTCGACTCCGCCGATTGCACACCCCGATGCGGATGACCACCACACACCGCGCAAAGCGGCCCCCTGCATCACACCTATGACGAACCACCCCGGCCCGACTCCAGTAGCGTGACCGGGTACAGATGGCTCCCTGCTGATTCAGGTAGCCATCTGGTTTCACAAATGCCTCTAGACCCCCTGGAGGTATTTGGAAGCCCACTGACGGAGCAAGACGATGGAAGCCAAACACACGCCAGGCAACTGGAATGCAAATCAAGAGCGTCATTTTTGGGTTGTCGAGGATAGCAAGGGGCAGCGTCTTGCTTCGCTGCTTGAATCCGAGTGCGTATTCACTGATGGCATTGAGCACGATGACGCGGCAGCCAATGCCAAGTTGATGGCTACTGCTCCCGACCTGCTGGCTGATTTGGTAGTCGCCGCTGAAACCCTGCGCCGATACGAGGTTCTGCACCGGGCCAAATGCACCGCAGAAAGCCTGGAAAAGGCTGAGGTCAACGCAGGGCTTGCTCACCGCTTTGAGCAAACCATCGCTAAGGCTACGGCCTAACCCTCTCCTTGCACGTCCGCCAGACGAAAATTGGCCCGATCCTTTCCTTGGGGAGACTCGTATAGGGAGAGGCTGTATCGGAGTGTGATCTGTACCCCATGAAGCGTTAAGCCCGTAGCCGGGAGATGCCGAGAGATTGGGTAAGGCGGTAGGCGGCCCTTGCAGATCACACTCCGATGCAGATGAATGCCCAGGCTGATGGGCAGCGTGAACGATCGGGTGGCCTCTTGCTAGCCAAGATCACACCCGCGTTAGGCGCGAAAGGAAACAAGTGAACCCTTGTACGCGCTGGAGGGTAGCCGCCAGCAACCCGGAGATAAGCACCGGGCATCTGCATCACCCAATTCCAACCATGGCAAAAATTGCCATGGTTCAAATCACACCTTTACCCGTCAGCACTCACCCCGCGCCCATCGGCAACCAGCGGGAGGTATGAGGGCTGACGAATACATGTGAACAACCCGGAGAGAGTCATGAGCGATTCATTCCAAAGCAAAAACATCGTCAAGGCACGAAGCCCGCACAACTGCGAATGCTGCCGCCGCACCATCAACGCCGGCGAGCGCTACATCAACATTGCCGGGAAGTGGGATGGCGACTTCTACGCGGTCAAGACCTGCATGGGCTGCGACAGCCTCATGGATTTGATCTGGCAGTTCGACGTTGAGCACGAGGGCTTACTCGCTGATGAAGGGCTTCCTTTCCACGAGGTAATCGAAATCGGTGAAGAGTTCGGCCTGATTTGCAGGATTCCAAACCCATCGGCGAATACATCAGCACGCCCGGCCTAACCGGGTGAACCAACGAATGGAGAGAGTCGCCATGAAAGATCAGACCATCGAACAGATCAATGCCCAGCTTGATCGTTACGGGGCATGGATGCGCAAAAGCGGCCGTCGCAACATCGAAAAGGCCCGCAGCGTGTCCCAGTCGATGCAGCAGCTCCGCGACGAGTTGGCCCGCCGTTCCGCCTAACCCCAAACACTGGAGGTCGCCATGCGAACCGTCGAGGAAGTAGAAAAAGAGGTTGGCTGGACTGAGGAAGAGGCCTCCCAGTGCGGCTGCTACGTCCGTGAAGAACCATGCGAGCGCTGCTGGTCATTGGGCTGGGCGCTTGGCGGTGACGAAATTATCAGGCCTGAACGCCCCACCGAATAACGCCACCCTGGAGGCAATCATGGAACACGAAATAGTTGTTGAGGGGTTTGTCCTCCAGGTGGAGGTGACCCATTGCGAAGAAGCTATGCCAACCGAGTACCGGAATGGCAGCCGGGAACTGACGTTCAACGTTGTCTCCGGGACCATGTACGACGGTGATGGCGTTCCGATGGATGTGTGCCAAATGGAACTGGCGGTGATCGCTGAAAGCGACGTGTACGTCCCGATGATCGAGAAAGCCTTGTGGATTGAGATCGACTCCATTAAGCGCCGGCAACGGAGGTTTGCAGCATGAGCCTCAATGAGCACTCCCCATCCCAGCACGACTTGGCTGTAGGCATGCTGGAAAGCTACATCGCCAGGGTGATCGACCCCGAGTGCAGCCCTATCGCGGTCAAGGCCTCGGCCAACACCGCAATCCTGATCTTCCGCACCCTTGGCGTTATCGACGCGGCTGAGGATGTCCACTACACCGAGCGCCTGCACCGTATCTACGAGCGCCGGCAAGGAGAGGTATCATGACCATCATCGCCGGATCATTCAAAGGTATCGCCGAGGCCCTGAGAAATCAGGGTTTCTTGTTTCTGGTAGACGTGAAATGGATCGAGCAGCCTTGCAAGTGTGCGGGCCGCTGGACTTGCAAGGTGGCGATGTGAATATCTCAATCGTGAGCATTGTCATCGAAGTAGACGGCCAACTCTGCCACGCCAAAGTGCCAAAGGGTACAGAGCAGATGATCCTGAGCATCCTGCAGACCAACGAGGGCGGCAAGATCGAGGCCGTGAAGCTGCCGCCGGACTGGAAGAAGGTCACCCTGGCCGAGGCGATAGCGCCATGACCAATTACCAAAGAGCCAAGCGCTACTGCTTCTGGCGCGGGTCTGCCATAGCACTCGCATTCTTTACTTTCGTGATGTTGCTCGGCGAGCTCGCCGATCGAATCACTCAATAGGTAAGCCGTCATGACCGAACAAACTCTTGCACCGTGCCCGTTCTGCGGCTCTTCACCGACAGTCGACGCCTATGACCGGATGATCTCGATCCGCTGCAACACCTGTAAATATCACCGCACGTTCCCCGGTCTTCTTCAGGGAAAAGAAAGTCCCGTCCCAGTCCTGCAATACCGAAACGCAGATGGCTCGCTAAACACGCTTGAGCCAAAGGACGCATACGAGTGGTATCACTCTGACGCCCACAAAGATGCAAACGTCTTGTGGAATACACGCGTAGCCCAATAATCCCCTTCACAGCGCCCCTCTCCGGTGGCGCGGAGAATAATCATGTCTAATGACTTGGCACTGGTCACTAATGACATCTACGCATGTCGTGAAGCCTTCCAGGCCGTACTGGCCGAGCCCACGCTGAACTTCGACCGTGAGGCAAAGTTCGCCATCCAGATCCTGGAGGGCAACAGCTACACGCTAAAGGTGGCCTTGCAGAATCGTCAGGCGGTGATCGACGCGGTAACAAACATCGCATCCATAGGCTTGAGCCTGAACCCTGCCAAGAAGCAGGCCTACTTCGTCCCGCGCAAAGGCAAGATCTGCCTCGACATCTCCTACATGGGCCTGATGGACCTGGCGATGTCCACCGGCTCAGTGCGGTGGGGTCAGGCGAAGCTGGTCTACGAGAGCGATTTTTTTGAGCTGAACGGCGTTGATCAGCCGCCAACGCACCACTCCAAACCGTTCGCGGCGGATCGCGGTAACGTTGTTGGCGTCTACGTGGTCGTGAAGACCGCCGACGGCGACTACCTGACCCATCCAATGAGCATTGCCGAGGTCGTGGCGATCCGCGACCGCTCCGAGGCGTGGAAAGCCTACGTGAAGGACAAATCGAAGCTCTGCCCGTGGGTGACGGATCCGGGAGAGATGACCAAGAAGACCTGCGTCAAGCAGGCCTACAAGTACTGGCCGAAGACAGAGCGTCTTGAAAAAGCCATCCACTACCTGAACACGGAGACGGACGAGGGCTTAAAGCTGGCCCAGACCCCGGCTGTGCCAGCAACAGACCCAGCGCTTGCACAGGATTGGTCGTCGAAAGCACGGGCGGCGACCACTGTTGATGACCTGCAGGCCGTGTGGGTAGCCGGACTCGCTGCTATTAAGGCTTCGAAGGATATGCCCGCTTATGAGCAGTTCAAGGCCGCCTGCAACGAACGCAAAGCCGAGCTGTTGAAGGCTCAAGAAGAAGGAGCAGCAGCATGATCCTCATCGAATGCGAGCAAGGCAGTCCCGAGTGGCACCAGGCCCGCGCGGGCTGCATCACGGCCAGCATGTTCGGCGTGGCGCGCACTAAGGTCGGCGGTCTGGATGAAAAACAGTTGGCGTTTGTGACTGCGGTCCAGTCCGGTATGGCCGAAAAGGAAGCCATGGCCGAGGCCGGATACAAGGCTGCGCCAAAGGCCGAGTCTGTGCGCCTGGCCCTGGCCGGTAAGCCAGTAGGCCAGCCATCCGAAGCCGCCATGAATTACGCGTTCGGGCTGGCAGTCGAGCGCATCAGCGGCATCCCTCTGGATCAAGGATTCGAAACCTGGCAGATGAAGCGCGGCCACGAGCTGGAGCCGATGGCCAGGATGGAGCACGAACTAAAAACGGGACTGATGGTCGAGCGCGCCGGGTTCGTAACCACCGATGACGGCGCGTTCGGGGCCAGCGCTGACGGCCTGATCGGCGACGACGGCGGCAGCGAGTACAAGTGCTTCATCGCTCCCGACAAGCTCCGCGCATTCCACATCGACAACGACGCCAGCGGAATCATGGATCAGGTGCAGGGCTGCATGTGGATCACCGGCCGCAAGTTCTGGCACGTCGGCATGTATTGCCCTGCCCTGGAAGTCGTTGGCCGCCAGCTCTGGTGGCAGGAATTCAAACGCGACGACAACTACATCGAAAAGCTCGAGGAAGATCTCTGGCAGTTCAAGCTGCTGGTGGACGACTACGAGGCGAAACTGCGGAGCGAAGCAGCATGATCAGCATCCTACAGAACGAAGTAGAGCGCCTTCGGCCAGCATCCGAAGATATCGCGGCCAAGACTGCGCTGTTCCTGGCAGCTGGCGGCAAGATCGATGAGTCAGGCATGTCCAAGCCTCGGCCTGAATTGCTTTCCAGCCTAAAACAGCCTCCTACCTTCTGCCGCCCAGCGGTAAAGAGTGAGGTTGAATTGCAGGTGGCGAGGATCCGCGAAATGGCCCCGACCACAAGCCGCCGCGACATCTGCGACAAGGAAGGCATCACCCTTGGCGTACTGAAGGGCATAGCAGGCCGATACGGAATCACGTTTCCGATCAGGCCGAAGCAGCCAAGCCCGCCGAACAAAGTTGACGCCATCAGGGATGCGTTTCTGGTGATTAGAATCAGAGAGTGCATCGCAGCGGGCGTCAGTCGTCAGCAGTGCTGCATCAACCTCAAGATCAGCTCAACCCTGCTCTACAGGCTGATCAAGGACTACGCCATCGACTATCCAAAGCTGAAGCCTGCGTTCCGATGAAGAAACGAGTTCAGCAACGCAAACGTCAAACCTGGCTCGCACTGCCGGCCAGCGGAATAGAAGAGGTAGGCCATGGCCAAATCACCGACAGAGCGCAAGCGCGATCAGCGCGAACGGGACAAGCTGAGCAAGGCGGAAAAAGAAGCCGCCCTACTGTCGCGGCAGATTGTCACGAAGCTTTATCACAACGATGACGCGGCGCTTAAGCGGGTCATGGCCAGGGCCGGGATCGACGAAGAGCAGGACCTGATATCGCGCTTTATTCGAGGCGCCGACCGCATGACCGACGAGCAGCTTGCAGCGCATATTCGCATTGCGTGACGCGTTTCCGTGACACAAACCCATCAACGAATCACGCCAGCCGGCGAGGCCTACTGGTGCACGGAGGATCAATGAATGAGCTGGCTCTTTTCGCAGGCGCTGGCGGCGGAATACTCGGCGGCCACCTGCTCGGGTGGCGCACCGTCTGCGCCGTTGAGCGTGATGCCTACGCCGCACAAGTTCTGGCGCAACGACAAAACGATGGAGCCCTCGCAACTTTCCCGATTTGGTCTGACGTGTGTAGTTTTGACGGAAGACCATGGCGCGGCCTTGTTGACGTGGTTTCTGGCGGATTCCCGTGTCAGGAAATATCAGCTGCCGGGAATGGCGACGGCATCGATGGCGCCCGCTCAGGCCTCTGGCGTGAAATGGCGCGAATCGTCGGCGAGGTACGACCTGCATACGTCTACGTGGAAAACTCACCTTTGCTTGTGGGAAGAGGACTTGCCGTGGTCCTCGGTGATCTTGCCGAAATGGGGTATGACGCGCAGTGGTGCATTGTTTCAGCATCCGATTGCGGAGCGCCCCATCAGCGGGACCGCATCTGGATTGTGGCAAACGATCGTCGCGGACGATGCAGTGAGCCGCCCGGGCGGAAAGTGGAACAGTCGAGGCGAACCGAAGCTGTCAGCCGAAGTAATGCTCTGGCCGACGCCAACGGTGCACGGCAACCACAACCAGCCAGGCAGCAGCAAGAATGCCGGATGGGGCCTGAGCAGCGCAGTGAAACAATGGCCAACGCCAACGGCAACACTGGCGCCGAAGGGCGGCAGGGTGACACCGCGCAAGAGCCGGGAAGGAGGAACACTGATCGAAGCGGTATCCGCCCGGTCCTGGCCAACGCCACAGGCCAGCGATTCGAACAAGTGGAGCAACCAGACTCTGGAGGATCGCAAAGCCAAGGGCCAGCAGATCAGACTGAACACGGCAGTTTCTCCGCAGGGTGGTCAGGGTGGCCAGCTGAACCCGGAATGGGTCGAGTGGCTGATGGGGTGGCCCATCGGGTGGACCGAATTAAAGCCCTTGGCAATGGACAAGTTCCGCGAGTGGCAGCAACAGCATTCTCCATCCTATCGATCGACGACTGACGCCGCCTAACCGCACCTGGAGAACCCCATGATCCGCCAATACCGATTCAGCGAGCTAATGGCTCGACTGACCAATGAAGAGTGGACGGTCATTCAAGATAACCGAGGCAATTTTGTGTTTATGCCGGTTGCCTACAGAGGCCGTCGGTTGTGATTTCTGATTATTTGGAGGTGGGTCATGAGTGAAGTGAAAGAGCATTCGGTAATTTATCTGTCGCCATCGGATGACCCTGAGCGGGAATGGTGTCAGGACGACGTTTGGGAGGAATCAGTCCGCTACAACCTTGGCGCCGACTTCGACCGCGTAACCGCCGAGCGTGACGCGTTGGAGGCCGTATTGCGCGAACTTCTGTCAGGTACCGGCACATCGCCGGGAGCAAACAAGAAATATGGAAAGGCGCGCGCCGTATTGGAGGGATTACCCAATAAAGAAGACGGACGAATTTGCACCCCTATCAACCCTCATAACTATCACCTCGGCGAGTGCACCAAGTGCGGCGCCATCAGCCCTACGGAGTGATCCATGAAAGCCCAACTCCCCGCCTACTGCTGGTGCCTGCTGGCACTGGCACAACTGATTTGATGAGGTGATTTATGAGTGATCTGTCTAAAACAGTTGAACTGCCTATCAGCTGCGTCGTTAGCGGGCGAACCTGGAAGCTGTTCACTTTCGATTATTCAACTCCTGACGGAACGTTCTGCGGCTATCTCCACGCGATATCGGCGGAGCATGCCGCAGAAATGCTTATGGACATGAAAGCCACGGCATCCCTTAAGGGCGAAATGGTAGGGGTTGTGCTATGAGCCTTTTCCAGTGTGAGGAATGCGGGTGCCGAGAGAACACGGCAACCAGCGGCTATTGGTTTCGAAACGATGATGGATCAGCTTGCAAGGGCCGCAAACTTTGTTCTGCCTGCGATCCGGATATTGGAAAGTGGCACGGCCAATTTGATCGAGTTTATTTGCCGATCGGCATGTTCGAAACAAACACGCAGGGAAACCTGGCCCATAAACAAACCGGCGAAGTGGATAACCAAGCCAACACAAAATATCGGGTGAAGCCATGACCACCAACCAAACGATTGACGGCGTGCCGCGTGAGCTGCTGGAGCGAATGCTTGATAGTGCCATGGCATTTGAGCACGTAGAAGGCGATGAGTTGAATGATCTGCGCGCCCTGCTGGATGGGCCTGCCGAGAACATGATCGACGTTTCAGCGACCGATTGGGCCGCGATCCAGGAAGCCGCAAGCGAATCGACCTGGATGCCGCCCGAGTACATGCGCAATGACTGGGTGAGCGATGTGTGTCGTTTCCTGCGTGAAGGTGCTGCTGCACAGCTTGGCGCGGAAGGTTTCTATCAACAGGTAACGGACGCTGACATCAAGAAGATCAGCGATTACATGGGCAACCCTGATATGCCGACTGGTGCGTTTCTGCGTCAGGACGCCTACGACCTAGCGAACATGACGACGCATATGTGTCGAGAGGTTCAGGCCCTGCGCAACAAGCTAGCCGCCCAGCCCCAGGGCGAGCCAGTGGCGTGGCGCACGTCCCGAGGCGGCGTTTACGAGCTTTTCGGGTCGCTACAAGAGGCAGAGGACGACATTGCGCAATGGGCTTCAATAGCTGCGCCGCATGACGACTACGATAGAACGCCGACCCCACTCTACGCCGAGCAGCCCGCGCCGGTAGCGGTGGCGCAGATCGCCGGCTTCAACGTCGTCGAAGACCCATCCATTCCGCCCGGCCAGATCCGAATGTGCAACTGCAACCAGGGGCGCCTGCCCTGCACCTGCAAAGCCAGCGCCTACGACGGCTTCGACAACGGCGTCGACTGACACCGCCTCACCTCCACCACTCAATTCAATCACTCCACCCGGCAACGGCGTGGCGAGGTATTTCTATGAACACTGCACGCACCGACACCCCACCAGCTACCCACATCGAGTACATCAAGCTGCCAGAAGTCCGGCGAATCTCGGGGCTCAGCACTCCGACCATCTACCGCCTGGCTGTCAGTGGCAAGTTTCCCAAGCAGGTGAAGCTGGGCGAGAAGTCCGTGGCCTGGATCCGGGCCGAGGTCGATCAGTGGGCAGCAAGCAAGGCAGCGGCCCGTGGCGATCACTCGCCGGCGGCGACCGAATCCAAGTAATCAGCCCACTCCTGCATCATCACCCGCCGTTGCTCCACGTATTCGGCATGGTTATAAGACCTGCGCACCTTGCTCCCGCTGGCGTGCGATAGCTGTGCCTCGACCCAATCCCCGTTGTACCCCATCTCATTTAAGGCTGTAGAAATCGACGCGCGTATCCCGTGCCCGGTGAGCCTCCCCTCATACCCCATGCGTTTCAGTGCTGAGTTGACCGTGTTGTTGCTGATCGGCTGCCGTGGGTCATTGCGACCCGCGATCAGCAGGCGGTAACCACCGGTCAACTGGTGCACCTTGCGCATTTCCTCCACCGCCTGCCGCGACAGCGGCACCAGATAGGGCGGTACCTCATCTTCCTTTGATAGTCTGCGAACCCTTTTTTTCAACTGCTTTACCGCGTCGGGCGGGATCGACCACAGCCCCGCATCCAGATCGACCTGATCAGTCGTTGCGTTGCGCAGCTCTGTGGTGCGCACGCCGGTCAACCATAAGATCCTGATAGCGCACTTCACATACGCGGCCGCTGTCGACGCCTCCAGCACGGCAAGGAACTCTTTCAGCTCACTGCGCACTAGCATTGGGTTGTGCCGCACGGGCGGCTCTTGCTGGGCCACGATGTCCAGGTCTGAGGCCGGATTGATGTCCAGATACCCCGACACCATGCCGTAGCGGAAAATCTCATTCAGCCAGGAACGGCACTTGCGCGCCGAGTTGAGCGCTCCGCGTTTCTCGATGCGGCGCAGCGCGGCCAGCACATCTGAGCGCTTCACGTCGGCGATCGGGATCTTGCCCAAGGCCGGGATCAAATCCTTGTCTAGGTAGAACCGTGCCTGGGCCGAACCGCCACTGTTCGATACCACCATGCGCGGCGCCTTGAAGGCGTGCCACTCGTTGGCCACGGACTCAAACGTGTTCATGGCCAGGGCGCTGGCTTGGTGCTTTTCCTCCCGGCGCTTTGCTCGCGGATCTATCCCTTTAGCCACAAGCCCGCGGGCCTGGTCGCGCAGCTCGCGGGCATCCTTGAGGGATATCTCTGGATACGTGCCAAGCGACATGCGCGGCTGCTTGCCCAGCCACGAGAACCGGAAGTGCCAAGACTTGGTGCCGTTGGTGGCGACGAATAGGGATAGGCCGCTGCCGTCGGTGAGGGTGTAGTCCTTGTCAGCAGGCTTGGCCTGTCGAACGGCCGTGTCAGTCAGGGGCAT